AAAAAGGTCCAGTAGTAAAATCTAAAGCTCAAGGATTGGCAATCGCACTTAGCGAAGCTGGTCTATCTAAAAAGAAAGGTAAATAATTATGCCAATGGTCGGAATGAAAAAATTCTCTTACGATGCTAAGGGAAAAAAAGAAGCGAAAGAGTATGCAAAGAAAACAGGTAAAGCTATGGCAGCTAAGCCTATGAAAAAGGCAGCTAAACGTGGCAAATAAGCCAGGTCTATACGCAAATCTCGCTGCTAAACGTGCTAGAATAAAAGCAGGTTCAGGTGAGAAGATGAGAAAGCCAGGAACAAAGGGCGCACCTACAGCTATGGCATTTAAACAATCAGCAAAGACAGCTAAAAAGAAATGAGTGTTTGGCAAAAGAAAGCAGGCAAGAACCCTAAAGGCGGACTTAACGCTAAGGGTCGTGCCTCTTACAATAAAGAAACAGGTGGCAATCTAAAAGCACCAGTAAAGTCAGGGGACAATCCTAGACGTGCATCATTCTTAGCTCGTATGGGTAATATGCCAGGACCAGAACGCAAACCTAACGGTGAACCAACAAGACTATTACTATCCCTAAAAGCATGGGGAGCATCTAGTAAAGCAGATGCAAAAGCAAAGGCAAAGAATATTAGTTCACGCAACAAAAAGAAGTAATGGTAAAACTAGATATATATGTAGGATATGATGGCAAGGTAGAACCAATTGCTTATCATAACTTTTGCCAGTCAGTTATAGAGAAGTCATCTATACCGGTAAGTTTTACACCATTAGCACTAAACACTTTAAAAGACTACAAAGAAACACATACAGACGGTAGTAACGCATTTATATACTCACGCTTTCTAGTTCCATACCTAAATAACTTTAAAGGTATCGCACTATTCGTAGATGGTGATATGATTTGCCGCACAGATATTGCAGAGATACTAGCTAATTTTGATAATGACGAAGCAATTAAGGTCGTTAAGCACAGTTACAAAACAAAGCATCCAGTTAAGTACTTAGGTGCAAAAAACGAAGACTATCCTAAAAAGAACTGGTCAAGCGTTATGTTATGGAACTGCTCGCATTGGTTAAACCGTCAGCTAACACCTAAATTTATACAAGAACAAACAGGAAAATACCTACACAGGTTTGAATGGCTCAAGTATCCTGAAGAACAAGTAGGTAAGCTAGACGAAACATGGAACTGGCTAGAGACAGAATACGAATACAACCCAGATGCTAAGTTAGTGCATCACACATTAGGCACACCATGCTTTAAAGACTATCAGAATACTGACTATAGTCAAGAATGGTGGGAAACATACCAAAGAATGATATATCCTCTTACAGGGAATAACAAGGAAAGCAAATTATGAACTTCTTAGACTATATAACAAACGCTATGTCAGGCGGTCAACCAACTCAACAAGAGTTAATGGCTCGTCAAATGGCTCAACAAGGTTTATTGGGTCAACAAACTGGTGCATCTTTAAGCCCTGAAGAGTTTATGAAGTTACAAGCACAAAAACTAATAAGTCAAACAGGTGCAGCAATAAGTCCACGTGAATTACAAGGCACTCCTATGAGAATGACGCCAGAGATGATACGTAACATGACACCACCTATTTCAGGTAAAGGTCCAATGGCAGACCAATATAGACAAAACCTATTCAATCCTGGTATGACAATGCAACAAAACTATATAGACCCAAGAATAATAGAACAAATGTACTATAGAGGCTTACTAAGTCAATAAACAATAAAGGGAAACCAACCTATAAGGAGTTGCAATATCATGGCAGAGTATTTACAAGCACCGCCTAGAAGAAAGGCGTTAGGTTTATTAGCTGATGCACTTACTTCAGGACAAGAGGCTTTAAATACAGTTAATGTGCCATACTTAGGTGGTTTAGGTGGTTTATTATTACAGCAAGCACCACAATACTTACAAGATGTATCTTATGGTATGCCAGCATTTAGAGGTGGTAATGTAGCCACAGGTGGCTTAGGAACACTTACACCAGATACAAGAATGCTAGACGTTGCAACATTGCCATTTTTAGGAGCAGGTGCTGCAAAAGCAGCTCAAGTAGGAACAAGAACTGTTGCTAGACCAATTGCAGGTTTGTTAAATAAAGAACAACAATTAGCAGAAGGTCTATTAAATCAAAGCAACAATTATTCTGGTATGCCTAGTTCTTTAATTTCTGAGTCAGGCATTGGTAAAGCTCCTGCAACATCACCAACTGGAATATCTACTGCTTTATCCCAACGTTTTGATGAAGCGTTCCAAACAACAGATGCTATGCCATCATTTTCTGTGTTTGCTAAACCTACAGCACGCCCACTTAATGATTTAACACCAACTAATAGTTCTACTGGTTTAATTAACTTTCCTACCATACAATCTCCTAAGGTTGATAAAGGGATATATCAAGACTATAACACATTAAATGAAATCAAGCAAAATATTTTACCTTACAAAGAAAATTTACAAGGGTTTTTAGATAATTATAGCAATGTTCTAGGTTTAGAACCAGGAAGAGCTACAACACGTATTAAAGATGACTACAAAATAGGGTTAAAATTAAACTCTGGCAAAGCTCCAAGTGAAATATCAGATTATTTGGGTGGTAGATTGGTAGTAGATAAATTAGAACAGGCTCAATCTGTATTAGGTGATTTACAAAAAAGAGGTAATGTATTAAAGATAGATAATTGGCTTAATGATACAGGAAAAGGTGATGGATATAGAGCAATTCATGTACAATTAGGATTAAAAAACGGAACTTCTACAGAGGTCCAATTAGTACCAAAACAATTATTAGATGTGTATGAAAAATATAAACCAATTTATGACCAGCAAAAACATAAGATTAGCGGTGATTTATATGGTGATGAAGCTGTAAAATTTAGAAAGATATTAGAACAAGCTAAGATTGATAGAAATACAGCCTGGGAAAAATTAAAACAACAAATAGAATAAACAGAGGGCAACCAACCTATTAGGAGTTGCAAAACAATGGAAAACGAAGAAGATAAAGAACCTAAAGTAGGAGCGCCTTTTGGCAATACCAATTCTAATAAAAACAATAGGATATGGGCAAATACAATTAGGAAATTAGCTATACAAGAAGACTACAAACGCATACACGTTATTGCTGAAAAGCTATTTGAGAAAGCAGCAGAAGGTGATTTAGGTGCTATGAAAGAAGTAGGCGATAGATTAGATGGTAAGGCTATAGCTACTCAAGAATTAACAGGTGCAGATGGTAAAGACTTACCTTCTGGGATAGGAATTATCTTTGTCAAGCCAGACGATAGCTCAGTTTCCGAGTAAATTAGATTTTCTTTTCGAGAATCACCGCTACAAAGTAGCATACGGTGGTCGTGGAAGTGGAAAGTCATGGGGATTTGCTAGAGCTTTATTATTGCAAGCAGCTAATAAACCATTGCGTGTATTATGCGCACGAGAAGTGCAGCGTAGTATTAAAAACTCAGTTCACCAATTATTGTCAGACCAAATACAAGCATTAGGTTTAGGTCAGTTCTATGAAGTATTAGAGTCAGAGATACGTGGTCTTAACGGTAGTTTATTTGTATTCACAGGTTTAGCTACTAACACAGCAGAGTCAATAAAGAGCTATGAGGGCATAGACAGAGTGTGGTGTGAGGAAGCTCAGACCATATCACGCAAATCGTGGGATATACTTATTCCTACTATACGTAAGCCAGAGTCAGAGGTATGGGTATCATTTAATCCTGGTCTTGATACAGATGATACATACATGCGCTATTGCGTAACACCACCAGAGAACGCTAAGGTGGTTAAACTAAATTACATGGATAATCCATGGTTCAGCGAAGTTCTTGAGATAGAACGCCAGCATAGTGAAAAGACTAACCCTGACTATGCAAACATATGGTTAGGTGAATGCAAGGCTGCTGTAGATGGTGCTATATACTCTAATGAAATACGTGAAGCACAAGAAGGTAACCGTATAACAACTGTACCTTATGACCCTATGATGAAGGTTCATGTAGTTATGGACTTAGGATGGAACGACAGCATGTCAGTTATCCTATGCCAAAAAGGTATATCAGACTTACGCATCATTGGTTATATAGAAGATGACCACAGAACATTAGATAGCTATTCTGCACAACTAAAGAACTTATCCTATAACTGGGGTACAATGTTCTTACCACATGACGGACAGTCTAAAGACTTTAAGCATGGTATATCAGCAGAAGATATTATGAAGAAGTTAGGATGGGATATACGTATCGTGCCTAAAGCAGACATAGAGTCTGGTATTAAGTTAGCACGTATGAACTTCCACCGTATATACTTTGATAAGTCAGCACAAAGACTTGTTGAATGTTTAAAGAATTATCGCAGAAGTATAAACTCTGCAACCAACGAACCTGGTGCGCCACTACATGATGAGTTCTCTCATGGAGCAGATGCGTTCAGATATTTATGTACCTCTATTGAATCTATGAAGAATGAGTCATGGAGCAAAGAGAAAATACAATATACAAATAGAGGAATTGTTTAATGAAGATACAAGATATGGAAATCATTGCACAGATAGAGCAACAAGAATCTATTGCCTATGGTGTAAATGACTCATCATTGTCGGATGACAGAGCAGAAGCGATTGACTACTATTTAGGTCAACCATTCGGTAACGAAGAAGAAGGTCGTTCACAAGTTGTATCTTATGACGTTCAAGACACGATTGAGTCAGCTCTCCCTCAGCTTTTAAAAGTATTTGTAGCAGGTGATAAGGTTGTTCAGTTTGACCCTAAAGGTCCTGAAGACCAAGAAGCAGCAGACCAAGAAACAGATTATGTAAACCATGTCGTTATGGAAAAGAACGAAGGGTTTAAAGTATTCTACGTATGGTTTAAAGACGCATTACTATCTAAGAACGGATATGTAAAAGTCTATGCTGAAGAAGAGGAAGAGGAAGAAGAATACGAGTATAAAGGTCTATCTGACGCACAACTACAGATGTTGGCTTCAGATGAGAAGACAGAAGTATTAGAACATACTGCTTACCCTGACCCATCTATTAACATGGATGTTATCTATCAGCAAGCAGCCATGAATGGTGTAGACCCAGCTACAGTTATGCAACCTATGTTACATGATGTTAAGCTCAAGGTTACAGAGGACAAGACAGATATTAAGATTCAAAACGTAGCACCTGAAAACATGATGATATCTATAGAGGTATCAGGTCCTAACTTACAAGACGCTACTTTCGTTCAACATAGAGAAGTCATGCAATTAGCTAGCATTGCTGAAGCATTTGACAAGCCACTAGAATATATCAAGTCTATCATGTCAGATATTAGAGACACTTTTGAAGAAGAGTCTAATGCACGTGATATCTATGATGAAGAATACGATAGAGCTGTTGCTCCAGCAGAAGCTCTTGTTAAAGACACATACATTAAGTTAGATGGTGAAAGATATAGAGTAGTTGTATTAGGTAATACAATCCTATACAAAGAGAAATGCGAGTATGTTCCTTTCGCATGTATCACACCTATGATTATGCCACATAGACATATTGGTCGTTCTTATGCTGACTTGACTATGGACATTCAGTTAATTAAGTCTACCCTTATTCGTGGTCAGTTAGATAATATGTATCTAGCTAACAATGGTCGTTATGCTATCTCTGACAGAGTAAACCTAGACGATATGCTAACGTCAAGACCA